CTACAGCCGGATTTGACAAGTTGGCTCCATGTTATCAGATGAGGGAAATGTGTACGGAGGTGTTGGCCGGGCTGAAGAGGATGATACCTTGTTTGCGCTGATATTCTCTCTCGATGAGGGTGATGACTGGAAAGATGAGGCTGTATGGGTAAAGAGTAATCCGAACCTTGGGGTAACGGTGAAGGTGAAGTATCTGAGGGAACAAGTGCAGAAAGCCGTGAACTCTCCGAGTGAAGAGGTGGGTGTGAAGACGAAGAACATCAACATGTGGTGTGATACGGAAACGGTGTGGATTCCCGACCACTATATCATAGAATCGTCCAAGAGATTACAGATAGATGACTATGAAGGTAGGGATTGCTACATGGGTATCGACCTTTCTTCTACATCGGACTTAACTTGTCTGGCTTACATGTTTCCACCAATGGACAAGGGGGAAAGGTATGCGTTCAAAGTTCATTATTATCTTCCGGAAGCTGCTTTGACGGAAAAGAGATTCAAGGAGCTTTATGGGCAATGGCGAAGATTGGGATTGATTACGATTACTCCAGGGAATGTAACGGACTATGACTATATCTTGAACGATATTATGGAACTGAACGACAAGGTAGTGATTCAGAAAGTGGCTTATGACCAATGGAATGCTACTCAGTTCGTGATCAATGCTACGGAAAAGGCTTTGCCCATGGAGCCGTTCAGTCAGGCATTGGGGAATTTCAACAAGCCGACCAAGGAAATGGAGCGATTGATTCTATCAGGGCAGACATGGATAGACAACAATGTGATAAACAGACATTGTTTCCGTAACGTGGTGATGGCACGGGACAGGAACGGGAACACGAAGCCGAGCAAACAGTATGAAGAAAAGAAGATTGATGGGGTGATTGCGATGCTTGAAGCATTGGGAAGTTATTTGGATTCTCCTAGATATGGGGATTTCTATTGATAATGGCTTACGTGAGGCCGAATAGCTCACGTGCCGTTTTCGGACGGGTGTAGGGAGTGACTATTGTAGCACTCCCTTTTTGTGTCTGACAGATAGATGGTTTGTACTAAAATGCTTAAGTATGAAAATATTTGGATATGAACTAAGAAAGGCATCGAAGAAAGAACTTCATTCTGTAAGGGCTTGGACATCCGGAAGAAGTATACTTGATAGTCGAAGTGTGCCGATGCTGCTTTCTACGGTGTACCGATGCGTGGACCTTATTTCGGACAGTATTGCAGTGCTGCCATTGAAAACATACAAGATAGACCGGGACGGATTCAAGGAAGAGGCGAAGGAACATCCGGCATACTATATACTGGACATTGAACCGAATGAAGACATGACCCGATTTGTGTTCTTCAAGACACTGATGACATCGGTACTCTTGACGGGCAATGGGTATGCCTACATTGAAAGAAACGGGCTGAAAGTGGAACAACTGGTATATATTCCATCGGGTGCGGTTCAAATCGTATGGATAACCGACCGTGAGGGGGTGCTGAGAAAGCGGTATCAGATTACGGGTTTCAAGGAATTGGTAGAGCCTAGAGACATGATCCATGTACTGAACTTCAGCTATGACGGGATAAATGGTATCTCGACATTGGAACATGCCCGACAAACATTGTCCATTGCCACGAGTGCAGAAGAATCTGCCAAGGGATTTTATGATTCGGGCGGTCAGTTGAGCGGTATTCTGACGGTGGAGGGTGCGAGACTGAACAAGGAACAGAAAGACCAGATATACAAGACATGGAGAGAACGTACCGACCCGGTGATTGGTCAACCCAACGGGATTGCGGTGCTTGAAGGAAACATGAAGTACCAGCCGATTTCCATTTCTCCGAGTGATTCCCAACTTTTGGAAAGCCGACAATTCAACGTGGTGGATATCTGTAGATTCTTCTCAGTGTCTCCGGTCAAGGCTTTCGACCTTAGCAAGTCCAGCTATTCGACCGTTGAGGCTACGCAGTTGCAATACTTGACCGACACGGCTCTTGCAGTAATCACGAAGATAGAACAGGAAATCAACCGGAAGGTATTTCTTCCTAGTGAGCGTGGTAAGGTGGTGGCCGAATTTGATACATCTGCCATCCTGAGAACGGACAAGAGCGCACAGGCGACCTATTGGAAAGAATTGTTCAATATCGGTGCAGCCACTCCTAACGAAGTGAGACGGGAAAACAACTTGGGACGCATGGAGAATGGAGACAAGGCATTTGTACAGGTAAATGTGCAGACGCTTGACAATGCAGCCAAGCAGAAACCAAATGAATTGTCAGACAACAAAATGGTTAATGAATAAAGAGTGATTGTATGGAAAAACTAGAAATTAGAAATACGATTGGAAAAGTGCTGAGACAAGGAGATGCCGAAAGCCGGAAGGTGGAGGGGTATGCCTTGCTGTTCAACACGACATCGGACAAACTAAGTTTCGAGGAAGTGATAGAACCTAGTTCGATGGATGGAGTGATCAGCCGAAGCGATGTATTTGCGCTGATGAATCATCAGAAAGAACGTGGCATCTTGGCTAGAAGCAACATGGGTGAAGGAAGTTTGACCCTTGAAGTGGATGAAAAGGGATTGAAGTACACCTTTGATGCTCCGAGAACGGCATTGGGTGATGAGCTGCTTGAGAACTTAAGAAGAGGGGAAATCAACCAATCATCCTTTGCGTTTACGGTAAGAGAAGACAAGTGGACCAAGAAGGAAGATGGCACATGGAAACGAAACATCATTCAGTTTGATGAATTGTATGATGTTTCTCCGGTTTATAATGCGGCCTATAGCAAAACATCGGTTTACATGAGAGGAAAGGAATTGGAAGAAGCTAGGCTTGCGGCTGAGGCCAATGTGATGCCGGAAAGCTATTTTGAAGAGATGGAAAACAAATTTAAGTTGTGATTAATATGAAGAAGAAAAGTGTAACAGAGTTGAAGGATGAGAAAGCCCAGCTTTCCCTTCGTAGCAAAGCCATCATTGATGGTGCCAAGGCTGAAAAGAGAATGTTCAACGATGAGGAAAACGAAGAGTTGAGAAACATTCAGTCAAGAATGGCAGAAATCAATGTGGAAATCGAGGAAGTGATTGAAGAAAACAGACAAGAACCAACCAAGAAAATCAATAAAAAGATGGAAAATTTCTCATTGAGAAAGGCGATTTTGGCTCAGATGAGCGGAAAGGCGCAAGGTGCGGCTGAGCAGTGTGTGATTGACGAAGCTGTGAAGTTGAACAAAAGAAATGGAATTGTAGCGGAAGAAGGTTCGTTGGTAGTTCCTATGTCGTATCGTGCAGCTTTGACAGCTGGTGGCGATACAGGTGTATTGGTAAACGAAGAACAGCAAGAAATGCTTTTCCCACTTGAAAATGCGTTGGTATTGGCTCAGGCCGGTGCACGATACATGACCGGATTGACTGGTAACATTTCATGGCCAAAATCAACAGAAGCCAATGTATATTGGGAAGGTGAAACCGATGAGGCGCAAGATGGTGCCAACTCATTCTCCAAGGGTCCTGTATTCTCTCCTAAGCGTTTGACCGCTTATGTGGACATCAGCAAACAGCTCTTGATTCAAGAGAACAGAGATGTGGAAGGTATCATCCGACAATTGATTACCAATGCCATTGCACAGAAGATTGAAAAAACCGCATTCAGTGGCGAAGGTGCAGATGATACTATTCCTAACGGTATCTTTGCTTCGGTTGTTCCGGATGCAGGCCAATTCGACTGGGCTACCATCGTGGGCATGGAAACTTCTGTAGATACAAGTAACGCATTGTTTGGTAACTTGGCCTATGTGATGCATCCGAAATTGGTAGGTAAGGCAAAGACCAAGGTAAAGGATGCGAGTGGTGCCGGTGGTTTCATCTATGGCAATGATGGCCAAAACTTCTTGAACGGCTACAAGGCACTACGCACCAACAACGTAGGAGGAGATGACGCAGAAGGTTTCATCATCGTGTATGGTAATTGGAGCGACTTCTTCATCGGTCAGTGGGGTGCGATTGAGTTGCAAGTTGACCCGTACACTCAGAATACTAGAGGTATGATTCGTTTGGTCGT